AATACAATGAACGTAGAAGCATTGACGACGGCACAGGAGATTTTTTATAAAGTTTGTACGAGTTGCCAACAAAAAAAAGAAACTAATTTATTTTACGCTAAAGCAGTAGCTAAAGATGGGCTTCATCCATGGTGCAAAAAATGTAAAGACGATAAACTTAATGAAGCTCATTCTAAGAATTCAATTACATTTGTAAGACGTTTGTATCAAATGGTAGTATGCAAAACTAGACGTGAAAAGAAAAATGAAATTACCTTGAGCATGAATGAATTTATCGAAATATGGAAAGAGCAATACGAAAAGTTTGGAATGAATTGTCCTTATTCTGGAATTGAGATGACATTTAAAAAAGGAGTGGGAAAAATGTTTTATAATATATCCGTGGATAGATTCGATAACACTAAACCTTACGAGGATGGTAATATTGTATTCTGCTGCATGGTCGTTAATCGTATGAAACAAGAGTTGCCAATTGATGAATTTTGGAGAATTTGTAAAAGTGTCGCAGAAAATAATTCAATAAAAGATTTGAGTGTCTATTGAAATATGTTGCACTGCAACATATATATACATTCTAACAAGGAGATAAACATGGAAAAACTATTTCAAATACCTGCATACAGTGAAGTAAAAACGTTCTGGTCTAATTACTTTGGTAATGTACAGAAGTTTTACACTGATTTTGCAGAAGATATTGTAAAATCATTTAAGAAATAAGCACTATATTAGTGATTTGCTATATGCCTGACAGCTTTCAGGCATATACCGCAAAAATTAAGGCCTTTACGGGGCTTTATCCCATATAATTTTTTGTATATCTGGCCTTCGGGGAGGTAGAATATGGCAAAGAAAAAAGAAACAATCCAAGACATCATTGATAGAATTGAAGAGGATATAATTACTTTACGAGATAAAGCAATTGAACTCGAAGATTCTGCGTGTGATCATGACGAAGATGATTACGAAGATGACGAGGATGAGGATGAAGAAGAATAGTTGCATTATTGCAACAGGTTACCCGATCGGTATGGGTATACCCGTGAGCAACGGGTAAGGTATGGTTGACCACGGATCACGGACCGTGATATAAATATCACACCTACCTTTCGTTAGTTAAGGTGGGCTGATTCGTTCAGCCCACCGACTAGCAAAAACCAAGTAAATACACAAATTTCAGCTATGTATATAGATACATTAGACCTTTTCATGTCACTACACAAAAATAAACTCAAAAGTACACTGACAAGCTGAAAACATCAAATAAGATATATATACCAACAGTTATTCTTTCAGCATACTACCCTGAAAGTACACTGAACACTAAATTCAATATATTCAATAAAAACAATATTAATAATCAATATTGTAAACATATATGTACTATTACTCTACTGGACAAGAAAACTTTTTTTACCTTTGTTGTATTATTTACATGGAGATATCTATATAATAACTAAAAATCTATGGAAAATTTAGTTCAAGAAGTTAAAGCAAATCTAAAAGGAGCTGAATTGTTAACGGGTAAGCAACGTGCGTTTGCAGAATTCTATGTTACCAATTACCCTGATTGCACAAAACAAGAAGCTGCTCGTCACGCTGGATATGCTGAGACTACAACTGGTAAGTGGGGCAGTCTCTTAACAAACCCAGATAAGTTTCCTCATGTTGTTGCATATATCGAAAGATTGCGCGACATGAAAACAAATACCTATAAAGATTATCTTAGACATTTAAAAAGATTAGATTCATTATCTAAAAAAGCCGAAGACAAGAATCAGTTAGCTGCTGCAATTAATGCAGAGTTTAGACTAGGTCAAGCAGCAGGCTTTTACATTGATCGAAAAGAGATTAAAGTCCAGGACTTGTCTGCAATGACAAAAGACGAATTAATCAAAACAATCAATGAGCTTAAAGATGAGATACCGTTTGAAAAAGTCCTCGAAATCGAGGATGAAAAAGAATCAAGTTAAAGAAGATTTTTGGGTACAGTTTAACAGAGTACACAATAAGCACTTAAACATGTCTATGGGTGCGGTGGAGATTAGAATTAATGAAAAAAAAAATTAAAATAGGCTATGAAGATATTATAATTAATATAATAAACTTCGAGACAGCAGACAAAAAAGATGATAATATTTTAGGTGAATATGACAGTAGTAACGCTAAGATCGATATCCAGAAAGAACAAAATGCAAGATCAGAGGCAAACACCCTCTTGCACGAAGTCATTCACGCTTGTGTCTATCAAACCGGACTCAACTCGCAAGGAAATCTACTTTCCAAAGAAGAAAACGAGGAACTAATTGTTAACGCAATCTCTAATTCCCTTTCTCAAGTGTTTAGAGATAACAAATGGTTTTTACCCTATCTACAAACGCAATTAGTAAACGGAAAATTCGATGCCAAAAGAAGAATCGAAGCTGTATCAAAAAATAAAAAAAGCGTTGCCAAACGTACACTTTCAAAGAATCGAAACTAATATTGGACTAGGTATTCCTGATGTGAATGGATGCTATCAAGGCACTGAATTTTGGCTTGAGCTAAAGGTAAAAAAGAGAAAGCAAACTCCGCTAACTAAATATCAAAAAGCGTGGATTGTTAAACGTGGTTCTGCTGGTGGTAAAGTATTTATCTTAAATTACGACCTCAGGCAGAGAGACGCAAAACTTTACGACTACAACTCTTGCTTGCACCGTGATCCGTTCGCCACGTTTCCCGTTTCCCATTTCCCGCACCCCGTTTCGTGGCCCGCGGTTCTTAATAAGATAATCACCCATCCTGGCCTCCCTTCCAGGCAGCAGGAAGCTGGTTCGAAAATAATAAAAAAATAATGCTTGACTTCATATCCCACGATGATTATATCCGTGGTTGGTAGCTCGACATCCTCTAAATAATTAGCTCCTGTTTAGCGTCCGTTGGGCTACCGTTCTCAAACTCCCATTCCCGTTTCCCATTCCCGTTTCTCAACCATGATCCATGAACAATGAATCACGGCTCAGGACGCTGGCAGCTCACCAGAGTCTGATGGTCGTTGCGCTACAAGCTGTGGCGCAGTGGAAAAATATTTTAAAAATAAACTTGACATTAAGAATTACCTATCTTATATACATGGGAGAGTGGGGGCTAACTGGGATTGACCTGTATCCCCATTCGTAAACAAAAACAAAAGGAGCTAGAATGACTAAAAAATACAAAGTAAAAATTACGTGGGGCGTTACTTCGTGGGGGGATGCTCAGACTAAAACTTATGAGTTTAAAACTGAGAAGGAAATGGATGCGTTTCTTTACGGAGTAGACGAATCCAATGGGTGGCTTAGTTATGACATAGCCATATATCCAGAAGGGAAGGCTGCATGATGTCGAAAGAAAAAGATAAAGCAATTCTTGATTACGTGATCAGATGGCTGGATGATAATATTGACGATGCCCCGTTGGAAGGTGTTTCGGAGGACAGCGCTAACTTAAAAGAAAAAATTAAGCAGGCTCAGGATCCACGGATAACGGTTGCTGATATAGAAAGTGGGATATTTTAATGAAAAAGAAAAAAGATCTTGTGTGGGGTTGGGTGGATGATAATCATATCTCTATCCTTTGGAACATTGATGATGTGAAGCGTCAAGCCGAAATTAGTGGCCTTAAGCTTACAAAGGCAGAATGCCGTGAGGTTCTTGATGCGTGTTTAGATGGCCATGATGCAAACATAGGCATCTCGTGGGATATCTTGGATTACCATATTTGTAATTTGTTCGGTGATCGAATAGGAAAAGCGGCATAGTCCCGCTCCCGTTCCCGTGCTCTTGTTTTTAATAATATTAGCTGCCTTGTTGGTCTTCACTACCACTGGGCAGCTGGCGTTGCTGTTTCTGTTGATTTGGTTGATGTAGCCCCGTTCCCGTATCCCGTTCCCGTTTCCGTGATCCTGATTTATCAATGATGAGTTCACCATCAGGAAGGTAGCCACCAGCGTCGAAGCTCCTGTTGTCAAGCTGAAGATACTGTGAATTATTTTTTTAAATACAACTAAAAAGTTATTGACTATAAAAACATCTCATATATATAAGATAATAAATAAACAACATAAGGAGCGTGTATGGGTATGGACGTGTACGGTTTAAATCCGAAACTAAAATCGGAAAAACCAAAACTAGACTGGAATACTGCCAGTGAAAAAGAAAGAGACGATTACTTCGAACAGATGAACAAGTTCGAGGAAGAAAATAAAGGTTATTATTTTCGAAACAACGTGTGGCATTGGCGACCGTTGGCAGATTATATAATCGAGTTCACTGGGTGCGTCGAGGAAGATGATATTGACCGTTGGCACGAGAACGGCGGTTTCAAGGTCAGAGATACCGACGCAAAAGAAATTGCCAAGCAATTAAAATACTTAATTGATACTGGGCATACAAAAACCTATGCTGAAAAGCACATGGAAAAGCTAAAAAAGGCACGTGAACACAACGAGAAGATAGATGCGGAATCTGAAAAGTTCCATGAAGAAATGGTAAAGAAACACGGAGCAGGTATTGTTCCTCGTGATTACCCGAAAGAAGATTACGAAAAATGGAACGCAATCTATAATAAAAAAGATTGGTCGGGCGAGTATCCGTTTTATGTTGAGAACGTACAAGAGTTCGCAGAGTTCGCTGAACACTCAGGCGGATTTAAAATTTGCTAAAATAAAAATTCACGGGCGACCGACCGTCGCCCGTTCCCATTCCCATTCCCGTCTTTAGTTAATTTTTTTATTTAATAATAATACTACTATCAATCCACATGCAGCCAGCAGCTCTGTCATTTGGTTCCCTGATGCGTGGTTTAATAATACAGCGCAGCGCAATTTAATTTTTTTTTAACTTGACTTCGCAGCAGAGCTATCTTATCTACATAAGATAACTAACAATAGGAGCACTATGATAAAAGCAATAGAGTTAAAAAAAGGTGACAAACTTAAAACGAATCAGCTGGGTCTAGAAACATCGGCTGTTCTTTTAGAATCACCTAAGCAGGGCCGTGGTCTGAAGAGTACATTGCTCGTCGACGTTAAAGGTTCTGAGATCGGCCTGTTCGATGAAGCTGGCTCAGTCTACATAAATCAGGTTAAAAAAGTTTTCAGAGATAATACCTGGATGGAGGTGGTGGTATAATGGATGCTTTAAAAAAATGGATGGATGATCATCTGATCGTGATGACTCTTGATGGAGATAAAAAAAAAGAAGACAAATTGAAGAAGGCAGTACATGAGTCGGTTAGAAAAAAACTAACTACGAATGCAAAGCCTAACGTTAAGGAATGATGTGGATATCAATCCTGGCAGCGATTGGCCTGTTGTTTACCACAGCGGGCCAGTTACTGTTGCTTTTATTTTTGATTCTAATTTTGTAATCCCGTCCCGGTCCCGAAGATCCCGTTCCCGTCCCGTAATAAATAATAAAAGGAAGGGAGACTGGAAGCAGATGGCTACACGGGGGGCTCAGGAGCTGGTTGCTGGTCGGTGTTTCGGGTTCGGTGATTGGGTTTCATTGGTTAGAGGTGAGTGTTGCAGGGGAGCAACATTAAAAAATAATTGTGGATAACTAAAAATATTTCTTGTTTTAATTATCTCATGAACATAAGATAGCAATTGTCATTAATAACTAACTGAAAGGAAAACAATGACAAAAGCAAAAGTAAAAATAGAATTATCAGCTAAGAATAAACAGTTGATAGTTCGTGCGTGTGACTTGTTAGAGAAAAAAGCTGAATTAACTTCTGATTGGAATAGAATTATCAAGCCAGAATTAGTTCAGATTTTTGATTTGTTAAAAACAAATAATCTAACAATACAAAAGGAGAAGTTTATTTATTCTATTTCTAAAGACGTTAAAGAAATAAATATCTTTTCTCAAGAGGACTTTAAAAAAGACAATATGGACTTGTTTAAAAAGTTCTCGACAAAGTCTATTCGAACAACATATACTCATGACGTAAAGGAGTTAATATGAAAAAATTCGAATTAGAAAAACTTAATCAGATTGTTTCTCAAGACAAGACAAGTGATGAAATAATCATTGAGTTAAAAAAACAAATCGATTTGTTTAAAAACAAAGTACAGTTTATCGATTGGCAATTACTAGCTAGTTATCTTGATTCAAAGATATTTGAATTCATTATAGCGAATCAGAATGACCAAAAGATAACTAACTTTGGTCAAGAGTTATCACAAGACTTGGCTGATAAGTTCAATGTACAAAGGGACATGGCTAATACACAAAGTACACAACACTAAGTATCTAACAACTAGGGCGTGTCACACGCCCTAGTTGTACTAGTATCTCTTTCCCTAGCCACCTATTAAAACCCACTTCCGACCCCCTACACCCCCTTAAAATCGCCGATGTATCTTACAATCGTTGACTTGTGCAAACGTTGACACAAATATATAGTCCATTTTACTTATGGATTTGGAGCTAGTTCCACGTGAAAAATTAGAAAAAACAGCAAAGCTTCTCAAAGCACAAAAGATACTATTGGCCAGGGAAAATTTTATTTATTTTGTTAAACAGGTATGGCCCGATTTTATATGCAGAGAAGCCAAGGAACCTTCTATGTGGGGGCACCATCAAATTATTGCGGATAAGTTAACTCAAGTTGCTCAAGGAAAAATTAAAAGATTAATAGTTAACATGCCACCTCGACACACTAAATCAGAGTTTGCATCTTATTTGTTTCCAGCTTGGATCATGGGACTCCTGCCCAAGTCTAAGATTATGCAAGTTTCTCACAACGCAGAATTATCTTTTCGTTTTGGTAGAAAAGTAAGAAACTTGATACAGGGGGAGGAGTATAAAAAAGTTTTTAATAATTTAGATTTATCAGAAGATTCAAAAGCCGCTGGTCGTTGGGAAACCAACCATGGTGGTGAATACTTCGCAGCCGGTGTCGGTGGTGCAATAACAGGACGAGGCGCTGACTTTTTAATAATTGACGATCCTCATACTGAACAAAACGTAATGTCAGAGAATGCTATGGATAAAACTTATGATTGGTATGTCTCTGGTCCTAGACAGCGTTTACAACCAGGTGGAGCAATTGTGGTTGTTATGACAAGATGGGCAACCAATGATTTAACAGGACAACTTTTAAAAGCTCAAGTAAATGAAAAAGCAGACAATTGGGAAGTAATACAATTTCCAGCGATCTTGGACAGCGGACAACCTGTATGGCCAGAGTATTGGCGTATTGAAGAATTAGAATCTGTTAAAGCCTCTATACCTCCTCAAAGATGGAATGCACAGTACATGCAAAATCCAACAGCAGAAGAGGGTGCATTAATTAAACGTGAATGGTGGATTCCTTGGAAAGGACCGATACCTGCTTTACAATATATTATTCAAAGTTATGATACTGCATTTACAAAAAAAGAAACTTCCGATTATTCAGCAATTACAACTTGGGGAATATTTAAACCACATGACGATTCTCCTCCGTGTTTAATTTTATTAGATGCACTAAGAGGACGATATGAATTTCCAGAATTAAAATCTATGGCATTAGAACAATATAACTATTGGAAACCTGAGACCGTGGTTATTGAAGCAAAAGCATCTGGTATGCCATTAATACAAGAGTTACGTAGAATGGGTATTCCAGTTATAGATTTTGTACCCGGAAGAGGCAGAGATAAACATTCTAGAGTAAATGCTTGTTCACCAATCTTTGCATCAGGCATGGTATACTATCCTGACGGTAAACAGTTTGCTTTAGAAGTTATTGAAGAATGTGCTTCTTTTCCAAATGGAGATCATGATGACCTAGTCGACAGCACTACTCAAGCTGTGTTAAGATATCGAGAAGGTAATTTTATAAGTGCTCAACATGATTACGCAGAAGAGCCTCAACCAAGATTACCAATGGAGTATCAGTATTATGGGTAGAGGAACTTGTTGGAAAGGTTTTGAACAAAAGGGCATGAAGAAAAAAGGAAATAGACTTGTACCTAATTGTGTAAAAGTCGGAAAGAGATCAAAGAAAAAATGAGCGGAAAAAAAATAAAAAAAGAATTAGAAAAACTACCTCAATATACAGTACTAGAGCCTATCGGTACCGTGGGTAAATATAATGTAAATGTAGGTGTTGGATTCGACTCGTCTATAGAAAAGAAAAAACCAGAAGCAATTATAGGAGCAAGTCGTAGTGACAGTAATGACACAAGCTATCTGTATGGCAGTGTTGGTCAAAAAGGAATTAATCAAGTTGGTATTGGTAAAAACTTTAATAAAAATCAAGGAGACATCAGTGCAGGTGTTTCAAAGGAAGGATTTGGTATTAGAGGAACGTTAAAGTTTCAAGCTGGTGGAAAAGTGGATAAAAAAACAAAACCTAAAAAGAAATTAAAAGATCCTTATTTAGAACGTAATGAATTTAAACCAGGATTTTATGATCAACCAAGTAAACCTCCAGTTACACCTAGTACGTACTATGGAACAGCGAGTGGTAAAACAAGTTTTGAATCACCAATTGTAGATCCAGATACTTCAATGATGCAAAGTACCAATTTAAAAGATGGTGGTATGACTAACCCAAAATCTTTTGAAAGAAAATCTTTAGAAAAAAAAGGTTACAATGACATGATGAAGAACATGAAAGATAAAGAAGTAAATGAATTGTACGATAGTGTTATGGGTACGTTTACAAAAAGATTTTCTGAAGGTGGAATAGTTAAAGGTAATGGTAAAGTATTAAAGGATAGAATTAAAAAAACCAAGTATTACTAAAATGGCTGTTCAAGATTTTAAAGATCCTGACACAACCGTCAATGAGTTTTCTAATAACTTAAGTGCTGAAGAATTAGCAAAGAGTAGACAACAACTTTTATCTGGCATATCGTCATTAGGCTACGATCTCGCGCCCGTGACTGGTGAGTTTAGATCCTTACAATACGCACAAGATGAATCAAGGAATCTTGTATCTAATGTTTTATCTGAGAATCCTGATAAATTAAAAATGGTTGCTCAAGGTTTAGGAGTGGGGCTAGGTATACTAGGAGCAATTCCAATCGTGGGCTATGGAACACGGATCACGAACCGTGGTTTACAAAAACTGTATGAAACTTTCGGTCCAGGATCCAAGACTGATGAAGTCGTTAAATCGTCTACACCAACCGATAGTACTGTCACGACAAGTCCAGCTTCTAATCTGGATGTATCCGCTACATTGCATGAAGGCTTGTTGGAAAGAAATGCTGTATTCAGAGCATTCGTGAATAATTTACCAGAATACAGACAAACAACCTTTGCTGACAATATTAGAGAGTTTGAAAATTTAAGTAATGAACAAAGAGCATTAATTAATGAAACACAACTTAGAGAAGGATTAGAACCAATAAAATTAAAAGTAGAGAAAGAAGCGCAAAAAGAATATTTACAAGTTCAAAAAGAAAAAGAAAAACAAATTCAAAAATACGAATTGGCTGTTACAAAACCAAATAAAGGCACAGCAATGACCACGGTCAACGAACCATTTACCTTTGGTCAAGGCACATTAAAAAATTTAGGACAAAAACAAAAACATGTTAGAGAGTTTATCGGATCTGAAACTTATGATGTAATTGCAAAATCAGGAATGGAACGTGCAACTCCAGATCAATGGATAGGATTTTTAAGAAACGCAAGGCAAAAGGGAGTTAAACCTGAAGAATTAGCAGATGCAGGATTATTAAGTTTTAATAATAAAGGTGAACCTATTAGTGGTGAATTATTTCAAATAGCCAGAACAAGTCCAAAAGCAATTCTTACAAAACAAGAACTATTAGCATCTATTGAAACAAATCCAGCTTTCAATATGAAAGTAAAAGATTATGAGTCTCCT